GCAATATACCCATCAACTAAACTTTTATCTAAACCCATTTTATTTAATTCTTCATAAGATTTTTCAGATAATGAACCTTGTTCTTGATATTCAGAATAAAATTTATCCATACCTTGACTTGCTTCTGCATCTGCTCTCATTTGTTGCATATTAGGTTCGTCAGTAGTTTCTGTAGATTGTTTCTTCTCTAATTCAGAATATGCTTTAGCCATATCTTCAGCACTCTTAAATTTTTCAGGCAACCAATCAGGTCTAACATCATCAGTAGATTTATTTGTATTATCTACTTCGCTAACCTCAACTCTTGTTTCATCATTAGCTACAACTGCTTGTGTTTCAGTTTGTAATTTAGCTTGTTCCTCTAAAGACATATTAGATTTGTCTAAAGATATTTCTTGTTTTTCTGTACTCATATTTTTTACTCCTCAGTTTCAATTTCACCATTCGCATTAACAGTAGCACCAGAGTTAGCTAAACTTTTTCCTGCTTCAATTGCTACTCTTGGGTCTGCTAACGCTTGATTAGCAAACTGTTGCTGTTGTTGTGCTTGGGCTTCTTGTTGGATTTGTTCTTGTGATTTGATTAGACCACCTGTGTCTATTCCATTTGCAACTGCAAATTTCTTAATCGCATCATCAAGGTTTATGTATTGGGCAAGTCTTTCTGCACCCAAAGTATTTGCAAGGTCAGACATAAATTGAAGCAATCTTAATCTATCTGAAGCCCTGCCTAATGCTTCCATTCCTACAATAATTTTAGTTTTAACTAATTCTTTTGGTAGGTTTGGAAGTAATTTCTGTTCCTTTAACATATTCAATTTAGTGTTTATGTAAGGAAGTTGAAATTCTGTTGTTAAAATTCCATATACACCGCCTAGTGCATCGTTTAATTCATTAGCTACTAATTGTACTTCTGTAGCTGTCACTCGTTCTGCCTGTCTTTGAACTGAAGCATTTAGTAGAAAAGCAAACTGTAATCGTTGCTCTATTCTACCCATCATTTCATAGCCAACTCTAAAGTCAGCAAACTTATTAGCTTGTAATACTGAAACATCTTGTGCATTACCCTCAATAATTGCACCATTAGGTGCTTTAGCTATGCTTGATGCTCTTGTTGAACCATTTGGTGAAATCATAAAAAGCATCTTAGAAGACGCACTACTGCCCTCTAAGATTGCTCTAGTCAAACCCTCTAAACTTCGTAAGTCTCCCTCAAAAGTTTCACAATGACCTCTCCCATAGTTCATACCATCTATTCTATTAAATCGAAGTGCGATGAATGGAAGTTTGTCTAAATCGTAATATTTTTCAAAAACTTTTTGTTTGCCACATTCTTGGTGAACGTAAAATCTTTTCTTTTCTCTATAAACACAAGTATATAAATTTAGTGTTTTGTTTTCGTCTGTAATTTTGTCTCCAATATTTCTTCTTAATTTTTCAGATAAAGTATTAGGAGATATTCCCTCTTTAATAATAATTTTTAAAATCTTTCCTTGTGGGTCTCTTTTAACTACATAATTATTTAATGGATATGTTCTCAATCCATCTTCTGACATTTTAAGTAATACATTACCTGAAACAATTAAATGTTTAAGTGCTTCGTAAACTGCTACTCTGTCATTATTACTTTCTATGCTGTCCATAACAGCTTTTTCAATTTTAGCTAACCCTTGTTCTATTGTAGCTTTTTGGTTTGGGTCACCCTCAATTTGTTTGTAGACTAATTCATCAACATCTAATCTAAAGAATGGTGCTTGTGGTGGAAACAAAGCTAACATTAATTTACTAGCTAAGTTAGTGACACCTCTCGAACCTACACTTTGATATGGTGTTGGATATTCAGTTGCTTCATTAGCACCTGTTGGTGGATATAAATGTGGAATAGTTAATTTAGCTACTTCCCTTGCACGTTCCAAGTATTGTTCTCTGTCTCTTTCCATCTTTGTGTACTGACTTTCAACTAAAGATTTATCTAAAGCGACAGTAGATGTATCTAAATTATATTTTTCCATTATTAAGAAGTTGGAAAGTTAGTACCACTCTGACTTAATCCTGATGAAGTTAAAGGTATTCTTAAACTTCCTCTACCACGTCTTTTCTTCATAGCTGTATTTTGACTTACTGCTGAAGTAGATGATGCTTGTTTAGGTGCATCTTTAGTTGTAGTAGCATTTGTCACCATAGGTGGCGTTTCAGGAATAGGCTCAGGCTTCGGTGGGTCAATTCTCGGTCTAGAAAATGAACACATATTAGTCTGTCTCCTTTTGTAATTTATATTTTTCGATTAAGTGTTTAACGACTGACCTTTGTCCTGATTGATAAAATATTTCTTTATCATTCTGAGTTAGGTCAGCACATTTTTCTGGAAAAAGCGTATCCAAATAGTCGATTAGTTCTTCACTAAGAGTTGGTGTTTCTATCTTTTTTGGCATTGTTTTCTCCTAAAGTGGCACTTATTTCAGTTCGTTTCTCAGCAATCTCACCTGCAATTGCTGAGTACCCACAGGCATCTACATAATCATCAATGTTATGTTGACCTGCTTGTGTTCTAGCTATCTTCAATAATGCCATCATATTGGCGACATCTTCAGGAAGTAGCTGAATGTTTAGCTTTGTTTTGTTTTGAATAAAGCCTGACCAAAGCCTAGCAATGTTTTCGTGATTAGCTACTTTATCACCATGCTTATCTTCTCTGTCAGTACTAACTAGCTTTTTTGTCTGCTCTAGTATCTTTGTAGTGTTCATATCTATAACTCCATAGGTTAGGTTTACTTGTGCCAAAATCGTACTCATCTTTTCTAAGTATTCTGGCTAATCTTGCTTGATGGTATGCGTCTTCAAATGTTTGACCTGCACGTTCATATTCTCTAACGACAGCTTCCCACATTTCATCAACACCTTTTTTATCTAAAAGAACTCTTGATGCTTTTACTGCACCACAACCTTTAAGGCCTGAGTACCCATCACTTGCATCACCAACTAAACATTGTGTGAAGAAATTATAATTTGCTCTTTCTTCATCAACGTATTCCAATTGGTCATCACCTATAAAACAATGCCAAGATGGTATTGTTCTCATATCTTTATCGCCACTAATGATTACATTATTGGTTTTATAATGTTGTGTAGCTAGAATACCAATTACATCATCACCCTCTAAATTAGGTAAAGTGTAAAAATTATAAGTTTGCTCTGCCCACTTTCTTAATGGTGCATAACAAATTGGTTTTCTAATTTTCTTACGATGTGATTTGTAAGTCTTATCAAATTCTTTTCTGAAATTATTTTTATCAGAAAATGCAATGATAACTTCTTTAGATTTTGTTTTGTCTTTATAATGATTAATAGTTTGTTGAAGTATAGTTTTACCTTTTCCTAAATCAGAATGTAAAGTCCATACGTCATCTCCCCAGTCAATAGGTTCTTCTAAACTAGAAGCAATCTTGTATATAACTAGGTCACCATCTACTATCATCACTTTGTTTGTGTTATCAAAAAAGTCATTCATATTTTTCATTCTTGCTTTATTTGCTGAATGAAGTTCAAAATGAGCTTCGTCTAACTGTGTCATAGCTTTATCTCCTTTAGTTTTAGTATGTTTGATTTTGGGATTACTGTTGAGTTCCCACCCTCATTTACTGTGCCATCATCATTGAAGTTAATGTCACCAACAAAAACAAATTTATTTTTAGATGAATGGATTAACCAACCCATCGTTATACAAATTGCTGTCTTTGATTTTTTTATTTGTTGAAGTGGCGACCAACTGCTATCGCTAATTATGTCACTCCACCAACACTTATAAAATTTATATGGAAAGTCATTTTCATCTATGTCTGGTAAGATGAGTTTATTTTTTAATAACTTCTTCATATTAATAAATTCAGTAAATCTTCTTTTGGAATGATGTGACCTCTTGAAGTCCATCTATCTCCACCTGCTTTAACTGGATAAGACTTCATTAATTTTTTGAGAATTTTTGTAGGCACTAATACCCACGTTTGGTCTTTACGTTTTTCGACCCATAAACAAATAGCGTAATACTTAGATTTAGTAGTATGTATACCT